TAAGAACAACTGATAGTAGAACTAGATACAGAGTTTTAAATGCTCTTATACACGTTGGTTTTAATCGTATTGGTATTGCAGATACATTTATACACGTTGATGATGATAAAGACAAATCTCAACAAGTAATTTGGACATATTAATATGGAAAACAAAAAACTAAAAAACAATGGCAAAGGTACTTTCTTTGGAAATCTATTAAGAAGTCTTGTAAATACTGGTAAAAACGTGTCACCAGTATTTGATGCAATCACAGGTGGTAAAATATCTCATATAGTGAAAGCTATTTTTAGTAATAAAGAACTAACAGAAGTAGAAAAAGAAATGTTAGTTAAGGAACTAGAACAAGATGTTATTGAAATGCAAGAGGTAACCAAACGTTGGCAATCTGATATGATGTCTGATAGTTGGTTAAGTAAAAATATAAGACCTTTAAGTTTAGCTTTTTTGACATTGACATTATTTATTTATATTATACTTGATAGTTCATTAGAATCATTCAAAATAGATTCTGAATGGGTATCTTTACTTGGTAACTTACTAATGCTTGTTTATGGTGGATACTTCGGTGCAAGAACATTAGAAAAAATAAGAAAAAAATAAAATAAAACATTATTTTTTTTATTTAAAAATAATATATAAATTTACATTTTTTTTATTTATAATCTTATATTCAAATAAATAAATAATATTAATAATAGTAAATAAATTTAAAAATAATATAATTTTATGATATTATATTTATATACTACATTTGTTAATAACAACATTTTATTTATATTTTAAATAGTTATATATTTAACATATAATTAAATTATCTTTCCCATAAAGTATTTTTTTAGTTTTGTTTTTTTTTATCATTTGCATTAAGAAGGAGGGTATAAAAACTCTCCTTTTTAAATTTTAACATTTCTTTAACACTTTTATATGTTTTTATTATTTAATTTTACACAAAATAATAAATTATGAGAGTAAACAATTCAGTATGGGATGCATTAAAATCAACGATTGAGATGCATACAAATCAAGACCACAACATCACAGATGTGTCAATTAACTATCAAGTAAAAGAAACTGATGGTGTTAAGAATATTTTAAAATTAAATGTAACAATAGATTAAATTATGGAAAAATTAAGAAAGATTCAAGCCGAATTAAAAGCACCAAAAAACCAAAGGAACAATTTTGGAAAGTACAACTATCGAAGTTGTGAAGATATCCTAGAAGCAGTTAAACCTCTACTAGATAAATACAAATGTACATTAACAATCTCTGATGAAGTAAGAGAAGTATGTGGAGTATTGTTTGTTGAAGCAATGGCATTTATATCTGATGGTACTGACTCAGTACATACTAAAGCACAAGCTGGTATAGACCCAAACAGAAAAGGTATGGACATAGCACAAAGTTTTGGTAGTAGTTCATCTTATGCGCGTAAGTATTGTTTAAATGGTTTATTTTTGATTGATGATACAAAAGATGCTGATTCTACAAACACACATGGAAAAGGTGCTAAATCAACTGAAAAGAGTTGGTTAAATAAAGATACTGTTGAATTTAAGAAAGTACAGACATACTTAAAAGGTGGAGGTAACATTTCTAAAGTTGAAGAAAAGTATAGAATATCAAAAGAAGTAAAAGAACTATTAAGTAAATAAATATGAACAACTTTGAATTAAGACCAACAGACAAGAAAGACCATTATAGATTCTTCATTAATGGAGTAGATGTAACTGGCGAACAAGAAAGAAGTGTATTTAGACACATTATAGGTGTTATTGATAACGGAATTACAACTGGATTATAAATTTAAAAACAAGTAAAATTATGAGTGCAAACAAAAGTTATTTATTAGGAGATGTTGAATTAAGATTAGATGAAATTAAAAAATTATCTCAATACTTTGAAGACATCTTAACATACAATTCACAAAGAGAATTAGTACCAAAAAAAGATGAAAATGGTAAAGCATTAAAAAAATTAAAATTAAACTTTTCTATTTTTCAAGAAGGTAATTACGGTCAAAATGTATCATTTACTATTCCTCAATCAAAAGAACAAAGAGAAAATAATGAAAAGAAAAAGTATGTTGCAAATGGTAAAATTTACTACGCATCAGATGATTTACAATCTTTTGTACAAAGACAAGAATCTAAAGTAGAAAACACAGAGTCAGTCACAGCAGATGATTTACCATTTTAAATTATAAGGGAGGTGTAAAAGCCTCCTTTTTTTTTGACTATGTGGAACTATAAAGGACAAAGAATAAAATCAAGAGAAGATCTACCAGTAGATGCTATTGGTTTTGTTTATAGAATATTTAATAGACAGACAGAGCAAGTTTATATTGGTAAAAAAATACTACTTAATAAACGTACTAGAAAACCTCTTAAGGGCTATAAACGTAAAAGAATAGATTATGTTGAGAGTAACTGGATGAAATACACAGGTAGCAATAAGATTACAAAAGATTGGGACATAAAACATTGTTATAGAGAAATTATGTATATTTGCTATAATAAAACAATGATGAGCTATTATGAAACTAAGTTACAATTCAATGAAAACGTTTTAGAAAATGATAAATTCTTAAATGATAATATACTTGGTAAATTTTACAAGAAAAAAATACAAAAATATATAGATGACAAACAAAACAAAAATACAAAATGATGAAACAAAGAGAATGTTTATGCAACTCATGGAAGATGATGCATATGTTGATATTAGTAAAGATGTTAAATACCCACCAGTTGCAATAAGTTGTGGTACTTACAATGATATAAATCATAATGGAGATGTTGTAGAATATCATATTCCAATTGGTACATACGGAAATTTTTCTTTTATACAAGCACCACCAAAATCAATGAAATCATTTTTTTCTAGTTTACTTGTATCAGCATATCAAAGTGATTCAAATAAATATAGTGGTTTATTAAAAGGACATAGAAAAGGTAGAAAGATAATTCATTTTGATACAGAGCAAGGTAAGTTTCATTGTCAAAAAGTTTTTCGTAGACCAATACTAATGAATGATATGCCAGATGATGACAACTATTATACTTATGCTTTAAGAACAATGAGTTATAAAGACAGAGTTGATTTTATTGATTATATTTTAAATGACAAATTAGAAGGAAAAGATATTGGTTTAGTTATCATTGATGGTATTGCTGATTTAGTTGCAGATGTAAACAATTTAGAGCAATGTAATGAAACAATACAAAAGTTAATGAGTTGGACAGATGAGCTGCAATGCCATATTGTTACAATTATACATAGTAATTATGGTTCTGATAAACCAACTGGACATCTTGGTAGCTTTTTAGAGAAGAAAGCAGAAACACAAATTAAGTTAGAAAAGAATGGAGTTAATAAAGGATGGATAACAGCAGAATGTAAAAGAAGTAGAAATAGAGGTTTTGAAACTTTTAGTTTTACAATAAATGAAAATGGTTTACCAGAATTTGTTGATAACGATTATAATTTTTAAATAAAAAAGTTTTATATTAGCAGAATAAAAATAAAAACAAATGAATATTTTAGAAAAAGCAAATGAAATTATTAATTTACGTTCAGAAGAAAAAGAACGTCAATACGGACCTTTTAGTGAAGGTATGGAAAGAGCAGCTATGATTGCTTCAGGATCTACTGGTAAACATTTTACAGCTAAAGATATGTATATGTGTCTTGTAGCTTTAAAGTTATCTAGACAATCTTATAATCATAAAGAAGATAACCTACTTGATGCAGTAGCATATTTAGCATCATATAATAATTACGAAAACGGAATATAAAAACAAAACAAAATGGGAAAAATTTTATTTACAGGCTGTACAGCTAAACAAACAGATGATAACGCTTGGAAAAGAGCGAGGGTTAAAAGAATAGATGATAGTTCTATTATATGTAATTCTCTTAGAAAACAAGGATATAAAGTAGATAGACGTAAGGTTCAGTATGGAGATGATTTATCTGAATATGATTTATCAATAGTTGGCATAGGTTCTTTTGGAAGTAACAATTATAGTGGAGATATATTAAATGCTATGTATGCAATTTACAAAGCAAAAAATGTTATTATATTTCACGAAGACTGGAAAATAGATGGAACAATGAAATCTATTGATAAAATGTTAGATGATG